TGTGGCTGTAGCGGACACCACGGAAGCGCCTGTTATGGTCGCGATACTCGCTGTCGCGGCGGCGGTCTGTGCGGTCTGTGCGGCGGTCTGTGCGGCGGCTGTTGTGGTCGCCATGGTGACGCCTAGGGCTTTGTTAATCACCCATTGTTCGCCCATTAAAATAAGATCAGTTATAACTTGACCAACCGCTTGCTGAAGAACTCCAACAAGAGCTTGCCTTATATTTTGACCACTTGCAATTGCTTGTCCAACACTTTGAGCAAATCCAGTTTTAAGATTATCAAATACAGCAATAAAATCAGTTCTTAATTGTTGGCTTGTAGTTTTTCCAGTATCAGCCAAGTGATGCAACGAAGCAGACAAAGCATCAGCCCAATTGCCGGATTTGTCAGCAGCTAAATCAAGTTGCATTTGTTTAATATGAACAAGATCGGTAGTATATTGCTGCAAACTAATTTGATTTGTTTTAAAAGCATTTGTTGTTGCCAATAAAGTATTGTCAATTTTTTCTTGCGATTGTGCAAAAGTATCTTGACCAAGTTTTAATGCTGCAAGTTTATTTGTAAGTTCTGAAACCGAACCGGCATAAGTAATTGCGTCTTTTGCGTCTTGAGTTAAAGCAACGCCTTTGCCTGCTATTTGCTGTTGTTTATTTTGTTCAGTAAGTTGTGCAATTGTAACAGCACGTTGCAAGTTGCTTTCACCGACCAAGCTAATTTCAGTTTTAAGTTCTGAAATTCTAGTTTGAGCAGCCTCATTTTGTTTTAAGATATTTGCTGTTTGTGCATCATTGTCATTAGCTGCAATTGCAGTTTTTAAATCGTTATATGCTTTTACCGCTTCTGTAGTTTTTGCAGAATTTATAACACGTAAAGCAATTTCTGCTTGCATTTCTCTTTGAGCTTGAGCAGAAGTTTCCGAGCCGCTTCTAACAGCATCGTTTGCCTTAGCTTGAGCTTTTGATTGAAAGTCCAAATTGCTAATATTCTGATCTGTGCTTTTTACAACATTTGCAACAGCTAACGAAAGATTTGCTTGTTCTCTAGCGTCAAGTAAAGTTTGATCTACATTTTTTTTGGTTGCGTCGGTCAAAGCCTTCCTGTGGGCTTCTGCTTGTAATACAGCAGCATCGCTAACAGAATAAGCAGCGGCTAGTTTTAAAGTAGCTTCTGCATCAGCATTTATACTATCTGTTGAAAGTTGAAAATTATCACCGACATTATCGACTTTTGAGTTTGGTCCTTTGTGATCTTGATTATCATATCTTGCTCTAATTGCATTATCATTTGCTTGAGCAGCAGCAGCGTCGGCTTTTGCCTTGGCGTCATCAATAATTTTAGCATGTCGCAATGCTTCTAATTCAGTTTGAGTTTCAAGAATACCTTGCTTCAAACCTTCAAGTCTATTATTAGAACCGCCTTGCTTTTCAATAGAATTTAAAGTTTCACTTAAAACTTGCAATCTTTCTTGAGCGTTGCTAATTTTTTGTTCGACTGTTTCTTGTCTCCCTATTCCTAGCAACGCATCCCACATGTTTCCAGCAGCAGTTTCTACAGCGTGCAACGCATTTTCTAAAAATCCATAATTCTTTCTAAGTTCTTCATTTCTTTTCTTTACATTTGCAAGAATGTCTGTTTGCAAAGCGTCCTGAGCTTTTTCGTGATCGCCTTGCTTTTCAAGTTTATCTATATAATCAATTTGTTGCAAAGTTAAATCGTGGTAAACTTCTTCGTGTTTAACAGCCCATTTTACAATACCGGATTTTTGATCTTCAAAATCTTTTAATACCTTTTCTTTATTTATCCCATAAGCTTCACCAAAGCTATCAGCAGCTTTCACCATTTGTTCAGCAGCTTCTAAAGAATATTTACCGCTTCCGATGACTTCCGCTATTTGGTTTCTTATTTTGCCAACAGAAATATCTGTCGAAGCGCCAATTTTCTTACTCGCTTCATCAACTTGACCAGCAGTAGCACCAGCGTAATTTCCAGTTTTAGCAATAGCCTGGTTAAGTTTTGTGCTTTCTTGTTCACCTTGAAACATAGCAGTTATTAGCAACGCAAATGGAGCTAAAAAAGCAGCAGTTATTAAAGCACCGCTAGAAAGCAATCCGTTGAATAGTCCTTGGCTTGCCGCCATAGAACCTAGTTCGCGAGTTAACAACTGGGTGTTGCCGGTTAAAATATCTTTGACCGCATAACCAAATTCTTGTGCAAATCTACCGGCATTTTTAAGTTTGTATCCAGTCGCTTCAGTTACAACACCAAGTTCAACAGTTGCAACAGTCGCGGTTTCTTCTATTGCAAGCAGTTCTTCAAATGCTTTTGCACTATCTCTTGCTGATTTTGAAACGGTATTAAATCCAAAACTTTCATCAAGTTGTGTTTTAAAATTTTGAGCAGCTTGTGCTCGCATTGCATCACTTATAGCCTGGTATTCGGCAAATTCTTGAGCAGTAAGTTTAACTCTTGATTTGACACCAGCGTCAACAGCTAATGTTTTTTCAGCTTCTGCTTTTACAGTTGCCGCAACTTGAGCTTCTTGAGCTTTTAATGCTTCATCTATTACTTTGGCAGAAGCAGAAGCGGAATTTGCCGGACCAACACCAATTCCAAAAGCAGAATTTATACCAGCCTGAGCGTTTATTGCGTCTTGAGCAGCTTTTAATTTTTCAAGTTGACCTATGGCATTAGAAATTCCAGTAAATGCGTTTTTAACAAGAGCGTCTGTTTCTAAAGTAAGAGCTTGAGTTGTACCTGAAATCTTTCCAGCAGTTGTTTCAAAGGCATTGCCAACAAGTGCAACAACAGTTGCAAATCCTGTTGCCGATAAAGCATTTTCTTTGAATAACAAATCGGCTTCAGCTAAAAGCCCGTTGGCTTTTTGTTGCGCTCTAATATAAGGATCGACAGTAGCAAGCAACGCTTGCGCTCTAGCAGCATAAATTTCAGAAGAACTTGCGGCATTATTGGTTTGATCGGTAACGGCTTTAATTTGATCTAAAACTCGTTGACTAAAACCAGCGTCAACAGCCGCTTGATACGTAGCTAAAGGAATTGTGGCGCGGCCTACAGCACCGCCAAAACTATCAACGCTTGCTTCAGCAGTTGCGCCACTAGCGGCAAATTTATCAAGCGCGCTTGAACCAAGCAATACTTGAGTAGCATCAATTGCAATTCCAAGTGTTGCCAGATCGGTCATTGTTTCTTTTCAAACCAAACTTCAACAAAAGCGTCATCCAGCCTCAAGATCGCTTCGATCTCCCAAGGCTTAGGGTCGCAATGTGCCACGCTTTTAAAGGCTTGGATAGCCTCCCAAGCCAAACGGGACGGTCCCACCTCGGTCCAATTCCGGCGCTTGCTCAAGCGGTAAAATAAATCAAATGTGGGCTTTAGTTCAGATAAAAGTTTTTTAGTTTTTAACTTTTCTGGCATTTTGCCAGTTTGCTTAAATTCAGAATAAAGGTGCTGCCTTTCGGTAGCACCATCTTCTAAAATCTTATCTAAATAAAATTCCGACCGACCGTAAGAAACAAGTTTCTCGATCAGTCTTTCATAAAATTTGACAGATCAACAATTGAAGCATCAACTTGGCGCAAAATCCAAGGAAACTTTGTATAAAGCTGAATTGCAGCGGCATGACTAAAAGTCACAGGACCGCCGTTGTTGATGTTTCTAAACCCGGTAGTACAAGCAACAATACGCTCAATTGAACGTCGTTCCATTTCTTCAGAAAAAACAATAGGAACTTCTTCGCCGCGCTTTTCGCAAGCAGCAATGACACGCAAACGCTCATCGTTTTTTTCTTGATTATATTGTTTGAAAACGTCGCTATCTTTGCCCACATGCTGAATAAACATTCCAAGGGGTTGTTTGGTTTCAGGGTGCTTTAGCTCAAGTTCAAACGGCTTATTGCACGCTTCAACAGTATCGAGCGATGCAAGGTCAAAAGCTTTCTTGGTCATAATGTTCCCAGCTTAGTTAAGATTAAAGTTAAGCGAAAGAGCTATCTTGAATTGAAAGAGTAGTATCAAGATAAACAGTACCAGCACCGCCGTTCACTTGTTCAAGAGCTTGAAACGGCAATGTCAAGCGCAAAGCGCCTTGACCATCATCCTTAGTTTGCCTGGTATATTTAATACGAGGAAGAACAAAAGAAGTAAAAGGTGAATTTGGAAGATTTGCAGTAGTAAGAGCAACCGCAAGAATACTTTCAGTTTCATTCAAGAAAGCATCGCGGAAAGTAGCATCTTGGAAAAGAACTGTAACAGTTCCGCTAACATCTAAAACACCAGGAATAATGTCAGGATCGACATTTGTTCCGACAACACCACCGATAGCAGTATATCCACCTTTGACGGTAAAATCAAAAGAAGTTACAATACCAACATTGGCACCGTTTATATTCAAAATTCCATTGACAGAAGCAAGAATACCGTTTCCAGTAACAACAGCCGGAGAAGTAAAGTATTGAGCAGTTCCGGTTGTTACATTTAAACCCATTGCAGTAAAAGTTACAGTTGCCATTCCAGAGGCGGGCATTTTAACTGCCATTTCTGTAATAACAACATCAGTAAACAATTCAGATTGAGCAATATCGGCAAACCAATGCTCGATGGTGTAATAATCGCGAGTTTGACCAGTTACAGGAACCCAGGTTTTCTTGCCCGGAAACGTGCAAGTTACACTATCGCCAGAAGCCTTTGCAACAACAACAGTTCCGTCAAGAGAGGTGACGGTCATAACGGTTGCAGTGAGAGCAGTAATTAGAAAATAATGGTTGTTGTTCAAAAGAGCAGGAGTAGCCCAACCAGTCCATTTAACAACATCGCCAATAGCAAACCCGTCGGTCAAATAGCTACCAGACGACCTAGTAAAAGTTCCGTTAGAACCAGTAGTAACAGCAGCGGTTACAGTTGCAATAGCTCCTGTTGTAACTACTGCTTGAACAACTTGACGGCAAATGCTTTCCATAAAAGGCTGATATCCGCCTTGAACAAGTTCGGCGTCAATTTGTCCTTTGACTGATCTAATGCCGTGGCGAAAATCTCTAATTTGTTGGCTTGGCAAAACTTCAACTGATTTGTAACCAGCCTTGCCAATATCAAGAGTTGACTTAATGCGCCTAAGATATTGAGAACTTCCGCCAGCACCAGCGGGCGCAACAGTTCCAAGAGCAGCTTGCCGCTTAATAGCAACTGTTTTAAAAACACCAGTGGCGATAGTGGACATTTCTTTTTCCTATTCGAAAAGATTTGCTACAAAGTAAATCTTAACCGGACTAACCCAACGGTCGCCTTCTTGCCGCGCTGGCGAAAATTCTACCGATTGGGAGACGATAAGCGATCCTGTTGAAACTGTAAAGGTCTTACCGATGGGAAAATAAGTTCTGATTGCCTGTGCTTGAGCGTCGCAAGCACCTGTACCAACACCCATTGGAAAATCTAAATTTATTTGAATATATCCAGTTTCTCTAATGTTTTCAGGTTGCCCATTACCCGCAATTGTGGGGTTTTGAGGTTTGGAAAACATCCACCAAACTTTTTGGTAAGGTGTTCCTACTTTTGGAATGTATGCAATATTTTGAAAAACGGTATCTATACCGCTAGACAAATCAAGATAAATAGCATTTTCGATAACAGCTTTTAATTCTCTAAGCACCAGCCAACTCCACTTTAGTTAGAGCATCAAAAACTATTCTATCAAACTCCAAAACAGTCAACGCAACCATTCCGCCCGGTGGCGATTGTGTTGACCAGCCATCTTCTAGCCTTTGAGCATAAGGCAAATTGTTTGTAATATAAAAAACTTCTTTTGTAGGCTTGTCTGGAATTGTAGAAACTATTGAATTAAAACTAATTTCACCGCTAGGATCGATGTCATCAGTTATTGCAAGATTTGGAGTTCCAACGCCACCTTGCCAATTTGCTTTAAAATTGCCGCCTTTGTATCCATGATTTAAAGCATAGATAGCGGCGTTTTTATCCTTCCAAAGTGTAGGATCGCCGACAGGAGATTTGGTTATTAAAGACGCCGCAAACCCAAGTATAGCTTCGCGAACAGTAACATCTGCTTTGGTTTTTGTTCTTTCGGCAAAATCTCTAAGCTGATTTGCAAATCTATTGTAAGCCATTACGTCCTCTTTAAATGAAGAACATAATAAGCGATTGCTTCGCCAGCGAAAGCCTTTGCAACACCAATTACAGTAAAACTTTCATTTAATTGAACAAGTGTATCTGAAATCTTAGGAGCATATGAAAAATCCAAAGCTGCAATTGTTATTTTCTTATCGCCTTGTGAAATCAAATTTCCAGCCTCTAGCTTTAAACCTAGAAATCTAACACTGTCGGCATATTCTTCAGGCAATCCTTTTAGAGTTTGAGGCGGCACATTTCCAGCAGCAACTGTTCCAGTAGTCGGATCATAATCACCATTGGAACTGTATGTGTACAATAAAGTTGTACCGTATTTATTTATAAGAACGGAGGCTAGTTTAGGTATATTGGCAAAAACAGCCATTAAGATCTACCTACGCGAGAATTTACACCAGAACTATTAAAGAAAGGCCCTAGCAACAAATCAACTGCTCTATAAGTAATAACAGGTGAAAAATCATTATCATAAGTTATTGCAATGGAACCAATCTTTTCAGAAGAAGTTATGCGGTCAAGATCAGGAGCAAGATCAACGTAAGCAGATGCTCTTACTGCCAATTCACATTGTGCGTTTTGAATTTCAGTAGGGACAACCGTTGGAGGATAATAATAAGGAGAAGGTCCGTAATTACCCGGCGAACCAAAACTAACAACTTGAAATCTAGGCCAATCCAAAGATTGAACAATTCCAACTCTAAAACCTTGCCAACGAGTTCTATATGCTTGAAGCATATAATCAGTGGCTTTAATTAGACATGCGGGTTTTGCAAGAACAGGATCGAGAGAAGCCCACACTGTGTTATTGCGAAGGGCAAAATAAGCATCGGCGGTCGCAACGGAAACATAACTATTTGCACCTGCAACAATCGAACCATCTTCAACAATAATTGTCACAACCCAACTCCTGCATTTAAAGTAATCATTCCTTGAATATATGTTATAATAAGTCCGTCTGGAAAAGTAATTTTTAGATTATAAAAATAAAGACCGGGAGAAATGCTTTCTATATCAGACTTTCTAAAAGTTACCTGAATATTTCCTGTTGCTGGCGAATTAGTGTCAAACACAATTCCGCTAACTGTGTTATCCGCTTGTTGCGTGAGCGTCAACAAAGCAGCGGCGGACAGGCTTTGAGAGGCTTTTAAAAGTATTTGTACGCTTTGCTCGCTTTCTAGCAAGCTAACGCCAGTTTGACGATCAACAATTCCCCAAGATTTGGAATAATCGGAATTATTCCAAAGTTGAAAATTGTATTCCAAAGGATCATCAAAATGTTGCATTACGGAAGCAGCAAAACTTTGTATGCTTCAATTGTCATAGTTTCGCCAGCCAAGCCAACTGTTATTTTTAAATTTAAATTAGTCGGTTGAGAAGTATCAATTGTTCCAAGAACATTTGCAGAAGAATAGCCCCAACCGCCTTGAGGACCAAGCGACCAAGCTCTACCAATTTGAGTTGCAGTTGTTCTATTGCCAAATATTCCTCTTGCTTGAAATGTCGTATCGCTACTTGTAGTTGTCGCAGCACTTAAAAAACTAAATGTAGTTCCTCCTGATTGAAGTTGCAAACCAGCAGAAAACGTCTTTGAATTTGTAGAGCCTACAATTGTTCCAAACATTTCGACTTCCATCGAAAATGTTCTTAACAAATTAGCAGGAATTGGTATTGCAGCTAGAACATGACTTCCAACCCCGGAGCTAGACAAAGCGGCGTTGCTTTCGGCGTAAACGATTGGCCCTGCTGGAAGCCACAGGGTTGCCGTGGAAGTCCAAAGCGAACCGCCTATGCCGATATCCGTCACGATGGCGTATTGCCCTACAGCAGCGGCGGGAAGCCCGGCATAAGGCCCTACATAGGTCGATCCTTGAAGCCCTTGGATACCCTGTATGCCTTGAGCGCCCCGACCGCCGCCGACTTTAAAAACAATGTCGGTCATTACAAACCATCCTTGACAGTAACAGTTCCGTAAACATAAGTTTCGGCATAACCACCAATATTTATCATTTGAAAATCATAATAATAAACACCAGGAGTTAAATTTACTAAATCAGAAGCAAGCAAAGTTATATCAAAATTTCCAGAAGTCAAATAATCATCTGCCAAAACAATTCCAGAAACAGTTTTGTCTTGAGCAATTCCAGCAGTTAACAATATTTGAGCATTTACAT